CCTCCCAGGCCCTGATGGCCCTGACTGAGAGCATGGCCCAGACTGGCATGCGGATCGGCGGCACGAGCGAGCAGGCTGTGGGTGAGGGCAGGGCTGATGCGCCAGTGGGCACCACGCTCGCTATGATCGAGCAGGCCCAGAAGGTGATGAACAGCGTCCACAAGCGGATGCACGCCGCCCAGGCCACTGAGTTCCAGTTGCTGGCCCGGTGCTTCAAGGAAAACCCTGAGAGCTTCTGGCAGAAGAAGAACAAGTCCTCCTACGCATGGGATGAGCAGACGTTCTTGGCGGCCCTGAACGACTGCGAGTTGGTGCCTCAGGCTGACCCAAACACGGCATCCCACACCCAGCGCATCATGAAGATCATGGCCCTAAAACAGCTTCAGGCGGCGCAGCCTGGGCTGTATGATCCTATCGCCATCGACAAGGCGGCGTTGCAGGCCATTGGCTGGAACAACCCCGAGCAGTTCATGGCACCGCCCAGCGCGCAGGGTAAGATGCCGCCTGAGATCCAGGAGAAGATCGCCAATTACCAGCTTAAGCAAAAGGAGGTTGGGATTAAGGAGATGGAAGCCCAAGCCCGTACTCAAAAGCTGCAAGCCGATACAGCACTGGATCAAGCAAAGCTCCAGTTCGACATGCAGTCCTATGCTGCCGGCGGTTTGGCCGAAGGGTCAAAAGGCATGTCGCCGGAAGAGTTGGAACTGAAGAAGGCAGAGCTTCAGCAGAAAGCTGACAACACCCAGTACAACATGATGAACTCCGCTGCTGACGCCCGGAACCAGGAGGAAGACCGCAAGGCCAAGGTTCAGATTGAGGCCATGAAGCTGGAGGGCCAGCAGGCGCGAGAAAGTCAGCAGCGCAGTCATGAATTTGATATGAAGCGCCATGACGCTGCTCTTGAGCAGGCGAAGATGGTGCTGGCACAGATTGCGAAGGGTGGACGGTAATGGGTGGTGTTGTAGGGGCACAGGCTCCACAGTCTGGCGGCGCCGGCACCGGCAAGTATGGTGGCATGGCAAACCAGGGGGGTGGGGCAAACCCGTTCCAGCAATTCCAGGCTGGACAAGGTTTGCAGCAAGTAGGCCAGCAAACGCAGCAACAGCAGCCGTTCCAGAATACCTTCCAGCAGGGAGGCCAGCAGCCGGATTACGCTGCCCTTTTCCGTAATTTTGCTGGCATGTTTGGCGGCCAGCAAGGCGCGCCTGTCAGCAACTACAAGCCGGTGCAGAGCGCAAACGACTTCCAGTTGCGGAACACCTATCAGTTCAGCCCTGCTACTGACCCGTCGCGGCAGTATGCGGCCAGGGTGCAGGCGGAAGCCGATCAGAGGGCGGCTAACCCTAGCGCTTACAATGGCGCGGGGGGGTCCTATTCCGGCATGGGAGACTCGACTGGCGGGGCTGGTGGCAGCGGTGGCGGTGGTGGTGGCCCGGCTGGTAGCGCTGGTGATGCTGGCGGCCCTGGTGGCCCTGGAGCGGCTGCTGCGTCTGGTGCAGACGCCGCTGCTGCTTCTGGCGATGCTTCTGGCGATGGCGCTGGCACCTGGGCCCGTGGCGGCCACGTCAACCCTGACAAGAAGATCCGCGCCGCCCTCCTGACGGCGAAGGGGGTGCAGGCGAAGGCTGTGCCATCAAGCCAAGGTATAAACACTGTGCATACAGTGATCGACCCTGCGACGGTTAATCATCCTGCTGCTGACATTCCTGGCGTGCATCTGCGCGCGGGGCGGATGGGGAAGGCTGGAGGTGGAGAGTTAACCGCCCCTGGCGCGCCTGCGCCTGAAGAAGAAGATAGCATCACCGCCTACCACGGCAGCCCTCACAGCTTTGAAGAGTTTGATCCTGCTTACATTGGGAAGGGTGAAGGCAATCAGTCGTTTGGGCATGGGATGTATTTTGCGGATAATGAAGGCGTTGCAAAAAATTATCGGGACGTATTGAGTGGCGACCTTGTGACGCCAGAAGGAGAAAAAACAAACTGGCAAGGTCAGGGAAGTAAATACTTTGGTCGTTCAGCATTGCAACAGTCTATGGACAAGAAATTGTCTGGCGATGAAGCAATACGAGACGCCATGCAAGATTTGCATTTTAATGCAGGCCTTATGCAAAGAAGGGACATAAAGCAAAGGTATTACGACGCGGCCAATAGCCTTGGCTCAATGCTGGGTAAGCAATGGAAGATTGACCCCGGCTACATGTACGAAGTGCGCCTCAAGGCGCGGCCTGAGCATTTCCTTGATTGGGATAAGCCGCTAAGTGAGCAGCGGCATGTTATTGATGCGTTATCTAAAACTAAAGGCAAAATCATTCGTGATTTGCTTAATAGTGACTTAATGAAAAACATTGATGAGCCAATAAAAGTTGGTGATAAATATATTTTTCAAATGACTGGCCGTGATCTTATGCATCAGCTTTCTGGTAGCTCTTCAGGGCAACCCAACCATCCAAAGGCCTCCGCAGCCCTCGCCGCCGCAGGCATCCGAGGTATTCGCTACCTAGACGCCGGCAGCCGCAGCCAGGGCGAGGGCACCCACAACTACGTTGTGTTTGACCCGAAGCATATTGAGGTGGCGCGGAAGTATGAGGATGGCGGCAGGGTCGGCTATGCCGGCGGTGGCGGGGAGGATGATCCTGTTGTGCAGCAGGCTCTAGGCCTGACGCAGCAGGCAATGCCTATGGCGCAGCCTATGGCTCAGCCTGAGCTATCCCCAATCCCTGGTGCCATGCAAGTGGCTCAGGCGGTTACAGCACCGGGGCGCAAGCGCTTTGAGATTGCCCCGGCGCGCGTTGCTCCAATGACCATTGACCAGAAAGACCGTGACCTTCCCGAGGAGGGCGGCGTCACAATCAAGCGCCTAACTGATGCATTTAAGCGGGCGATTGATAACCACCTTTCCCTGCCCCCTGCACAGCAGATCGCCAATGCGCGGCAGGCTGAAAACAATGTGGCCAAATATGTAGGGCGCGGCAAAACGGGGAAGATGAACTCCGTTCTTACAGCCAACAAGAAGCTCATGAAGGCGCAGACGGCTGGTGAGGATGATAGCCCACTGACGTTGCCGGATGGACGCACACTGGAAATGACCGGGCTGGCTCTCATGCCAGATTACCGGGAGGGCCAGTTTAAAATGTGCGGCAACTCTGACGTGTGCCGTGATCTTTGTTTGGGCAAAGAGGCTGGTCAATACCGTTACGACAAAACGGCAACCCAAACTCAAATACCAACCACCAAAGAAGAATTGGCCGAAGCTGGTGGTAAGCCTCGCATGGCTGCGTTCCGCCGCACCATGGCCATGATGCGAGATCCTGAGAGCTTTGCTGTCCATTTGCATGAACTAATTGATGGCGCAAAGATCATGGCTGAAAGGCGGGGTTCGCACCTTGGCGTGCGGCTTAATGTTCTTTCTGATTTGTCGCCTAAAATCATGGAGCCAATCATCAAGGCCCACCCGGAAGTCTCGTTCTATGACTACACCAAAATGAATTATGACCCGGTTGCTCCAAACCACCATTACACATACTCATCCACCGGGCTGTCTCAGCCCGAGCGTGGGGTTGAGAACCCGTTTTCAAACTGGCGCAAGTTGCGAGACAGGTTGGATCAGGGTCAAAATGTTGCTATGGCGTTTGCCCATGGTAAGGGCGATGCTTTCCCTGAGCATTTGCATGATGAAGAGACGGGGAAAAAGTATCGCGTGGTTTCAGGTGATGAACATGACTTCCGCCCTATGGATATGGTTCCAGAAGGTGAAGATGGTGTGATTGTTGCCTTGAAGAACATGGCCGCCAGTAATTCTGAATACAAATACGAAAATGCGGCGCGCAACTCTCATGGGTTTTTTGTTCATCATGAGCCAAACTTTGAACGCACCGCAAAGGGAACTTTTGCACTAAATGAAAGTGGTGACCGCATTCCACAAAACAAGATTTATAATGTCCCTGTTCAACCAGTAAAACGCGGCGCTATGCGCTAAAAGGAAAATTGACATGAAGAAACCGCCTCCGATCAATCAACTTTACCCTGAAGATCACGTTCAGCAATTTCATAACGCCCATATGTTTGAAGATGATGGCAATCATCCCACTGAACTTGGGTCTGTGTTGCGGTACGGCCATCTGTTTGCTTCTGGCGGCGCTGTTGCTGATAGCTCGCCGGCAAAGGGCGATATGATGGACAAAGCCCTACAACTAACCCGGAAGGCTCGTACCTAGTATGGCTAACGACATTGGCGTCTTCGGCCCAAAGCTAGAGATTGTTAAGACCCCTGCGTCTGGGCAGATCCCGATCGGCAATGGGGCGGGGTTTGCTCTCTCGACCCTGACGGCTGGCACCAATGTCACGATTGATAGCACGACAACGCCTGGGCAGGTGACGATTAGCTCAACGGGTGGTGGGCCTACTGGACCCTCTGGCCCCACAGGCCCTTCTGGCGGCCCTATAGGCCCCACTGGCCCTACTGGCCCTGGTGTAGGCGCCACAGGGCCGACTGGCCCCACGGGCGCCACAGGCCCGTCTGGTGGGCCTCCTGGCCCTACTGGGCCTACTGGCTCAACAACCTTGCCCACTGGCCCCACCGGCTACGCCTTCATTGGCAATGGCCCAACGGCGGCAACCTTCCAAGGCTTTGTGCAGCCGGGGACGGGTGCAGTCACTCGCACTTGGCAGAATAAGGCTGCTGATATTGTTTCGGTGTTGGACTTCGGCGCTGTTGGGAATGGTACCACAGATGATACAGCCGCCATCCAGGCTGCGTTGAACACGGGGAAGAATGTCTATCTACCACCGGGCAGTTATCGCATCACGTCTGGCTTGTCGATGGTGGCTAGTGGCCAGCGGATGTATGGTGAAGGCGGCGCCGGCTGGTTGACAATTATTGAATGGGATGGCGCTAGCGGCGTCAATGTCATCACCATCTCGGGTTTGCAGCACTGCATCATTGAGTCAATCAACATCCGGCGTAAAGCCGGGTCGGTTAATGTGACAAGCGGCCACGCTGTTTCTTTTCAAGACAATGCATATTTTTGCGAAATGCGAACGTGCAAAATAACGGGCACTGGTAATGGCATATCTATGTGGGGTACTGGCAATCAAGTTATTGATTGCGAGTTGCGTGAGTTTTCTGGCATTTACGGCATTCGTTATTTTGGAACAGTTGGTCTTGGTAGTTTTAGAGGTGTGCTTGAACGTGTTGTTATAGATAATGGGTTGTTTATTTCTTTAATTTCTAATGCTTCTTCGGCTGTTGTTACAACAATATTTAATCATAATTTGACAACCGGCAACACTGTTTTAATCAGTGGAGTTCCTCCGGTCATCATTGGTGGGGTTCCTGTTGCGTATGGTGGTAATGGCACATGGACAATAACAGTTCTCAGCCCTACCACTTTTAGTATTCCTTGGAACTCAGTTGGGTATCCGGCTTATCCAGGAGGTGGTGTTGTAACGTCAAACTCAATTGGCTTTACTCATCTCATTTATGATTCTTATGCCCACAGCTTAATTATTGAGGCTTGCGCGTTTTTGTGGGGCGGCACTGCTGTTTTAATGCAAGACAGCATAGGGGCGCCGTACACCATTGAAGAATATTCTTTTCCAACATGGTTGCATGCTTTTGATTTGGAATGTGACCATCAATCAAATGATGCAATTCGCCTGTATGGCGGTGAAGGCTGCTTTCTTACCACAAGCTGGATTGGTTCCAACTTTAACGGCAACGGCATTGTCACTAATGTTAATTGGCGTAGCGAGCTTTTGGTCACAAACAGTCGAATTTGGGGGTGCGCCCAGTTTGGAGTTTTGTTAAACGCTGGTATCAGTTCTTGCATAAACAACAATGTTATAACTTTGAGTTCTTCACAAGCTGCGGGTTATGCAGGTATTGGCGTTGGTTCTGGTGTTTCCAAATTTGCCATCACAGGAAATCACATCACCAATGACACTTCATTTACTGGAGTAGGAGCAACCCAAGCTTATGGTGTTTTTGTCAGCAGCGGTGCATCTGATTATTATCAAGTGGTTGGTAATGTCATCAACGGAAACACCGTTGCTAATGTCTCTGACGGCGGCACCGGCACCAACAAGATTGTTCAGAACTACGTCACCAATGGCGGCGGCCTAACACTGAGCGGCCAGCTTGCTGCCAATAACGTGTCTGCCGCCAACAACGTGGCCGCAGTTGGTCAGGTGTCTGGTGGCAGCCTTTACATCAACTCGCCTTCTGGCACTGCCATGCAGGTGGTGGGCAGCCCTAGCTACGCCCTTGACTTCAACAGCATGTCGTCCACCGGCACCGTTCGGTTTAAGGATGGGCAGAACCTCTCTTGGAACACCAGCGGCGGCGAGAAAGTTGCCCTGGTAAACTCGTCCACCAATTTGCTTATTGCGCCCTACGGCCAGTTTGGTGGCACGTTCATCCAGACAACTCTTTATCCAGTTTCTGATAACGCATTCAACCTTGGGGGCTCGGCCAATCGGTGGGCAAACGTCTATGCCGCCAATGGCACCATCATAACATCCGATCCCACCCTTAAGACCGACATCTCTCCCTTGCCTACCGCGCTGCCAATCATTGAAGGCATTGATCCTGTTACCTTCAAGTGGATATCGGGCGGTAAAATTGAGGAAAAGAAGGTCACTAAAAAGCAAGTGCCGGCGCCGGATGGTGAAGGTTTTGTTGAAGAGGATGTTGAAGAAGTTATTTACGTTGATAGGCCCGGCAAGCGCACTCACTGGGGCTTCTTGGCGTCTGACGTAAAGGCTGCATTTGACAAGACAGGCCTTGATTTTGGTGGATATGTTAAAGACGAAGAGGGTATGGAACATCTTCGCCCAGACCAATTGATACCTGTGCTATGGAAGGCTATCCAAGAACTCAAATTAGAGTTTGACAATTACAAAAAAGAGCGTCCATGAACAGGGCAACTAGGGTATTATGCCCTACCTCTGAAGGAGTGACACTGTGACTGAAACCAGCGCCAAAGCCGTGCGAGCCGCCAGGGAAGCTAAGGCCAAGCGCCTTGGTTCTGCCGGTGATCCCAAGCAGAAGGTGGACGCATCCACCTGGACGCCGCCCGAGATGATGAACACCGAAGCGAAGACTGGCCTGCGGCCTGTGTCTCGCCGGCAGTTCAAAAACGGCGGCAAGGTTGGCATGATGGCCGAAGGCTCTTGCAGCGCCCCTCGCGCTGACCGCAAGCCTCGCAAGGCTGGTGGTTCGGTCAAGGAGTATGTTGACGCCAAGATCAACCGCAACGTCAAGGAGGCCAATGCAGAGCTTGGCAAGCCTCACGTTGGTGGGATGAAGCGCGGCGGGCGTATGAAGCGCGCTGACGGTGGCAATGCAGATCCTCGCGTTCTTGATGCTCAGTCTAAGGTGCCTACCGCGCGCATGGGCTTCCAGCCCACCAGCAGCCGCGTGGGCCAGATGGTTGGCATGAAGAAGGGCGGGAAGGTCAAGAAGGCTGAAGGCGGTGAACTCGCTCGTGGCACCAGTGGTCGCATCCACGATGCGATGAGGAATGGCTACGGCTACGCTGGTAACGAAGCAGCGCCAGACGCTGTTGGTCATTATGAGACGCCCCCAGATGCGGTTGGTCATTATGAAGAGCCCAGGCGTCGTCGTCCTGCTCCAAGGTCTGATTTGATCAAGCTTCTGGGCCAACCCGGCGGCATGAAGAAGGGCGGCAAGGTGGGCGCGATGGAGTGGGAACACTCCAAGGCTGACCTCGAGCAGGACAAGAAGCTGGCCAAGAAGCACGGCATGAAGATGGAGGCTTGGGAGAAGTCCAAGCTGGATGAGAAGCACGACCGGCAGCAGTCGCCTAAGGGGCTGGCCCGTGGTGGCCGGTCGGGGGACATGCCTGTCGTTGACATGGAGGTTATTGGCCGGCGCGAGCCTGTTCGGTCCCGTCCTCGCCCTGCTGCCCGCCCCGAGATGGGCGAGTCTGAATCAGATCGCCTAAACCGCATTTCGCTGGCGACAACTCGGCACGGTGGCCGGTTTGTTTCCACCATGGATCAGTCGCCCGGTTCTGAGGGCGAAGCTGCCGAAAGGATCATGACCCGCCGCACGCAGCTTGCTCGTGAGGCTGGCCTTCCTGGCGTCAAGACTGGTGGCTCGGTCAAGAAGAAGACGGACAAGGCTGACGGCGGCGACATCAACTACACTGGCGGCACTCGCCCAACTGGTGGCCGTGAGGCTCGTGCATATGGTGGCGGCCTGTTCGGCGGCGCCAAGAAGCCTGCCAAGGGCGGCAAGGGCAAGACCAACATCGTTATCAGCATCAACGCTGGTGGCCAGCAGCCGGGCGCTATGCCGCCCCGTCCGCCTCAGGGCCTTCCTATCCCCGTGCCTCCTCCCATGCCTCCTGGCGGCCTCGGTGGCCCTCCTGGCGGCATGCCTCCCATGCCCATGCCGCCTCCTGGTGGCATGCCCCCCATGCCAATGCCGCCCCCAGGTGGTCCTGGCGGCATGATGCCTCCCATGGGCCGCAAGGCCGGTGGTCGCATCTATCCGAAGATGCACGCTGGTGCGGGTAGTGGGGAAGGGCGGCTGGAGAAGATTGACGCTTACGGGCTCAAGCCACCCCGTAAATAAAGTTTCGCGCGCTGACCCTCCGCACAGAGGCGCGCGAATGGGGCCGGGAAGGTGTCTCCTCTCCCACCTTCCCGGCCCGGCAACTAGGGCGAGAGGCCAGAAGGAGAGATCTGGATATGCTGACCAACGCAGCAATGTTTGAAAAAGAGTTGATGCGGCTCATTTCCGAAGAAATTGAGAGGTTAAAAGAGCTGCTGGTTAACGCGCCTATTAATCAACCCGGAAATGGTAGTATAACGCACCTGCAAGGTGCGATAGTTGCACTTCGCAATATGGATGATTTGATCGAAGAGGCGAAAATTCGGTCTAGTCAGAGCAATCGGTAGGGGAAAAAGATGCCGTTTATGACCATGGATCACAGCAGTGATCCTAAAGCCAGTATCATTGAGGATATTGGCGATCTTTCGACCATTGAACTGTTTAACAATCAGGTTCTGGTCGCAATTTATGTCCGTCCAACCAAAACCAAGAGCGGAATTTACCTTCCTGACGCCACCGTGGATGAGGACAAGATCCAGGGCAAGGTTGGGCTTGTGGTAAAGAAGGGGCCGATGGCTTTTGTTGACGCCAGTGAGCAGTGGTTCACCGATATTGAGGTGAATGAGGGCGACTGGGTGATTTTCCGCCCGTCTGACGGCTGGAACATCAGCGTGAACAACATGCCATGCCGAATTTTGGAAGACACGGCAGTGCGGGGTAAAATTACTTCGCCAGATCAGGTCTGGTAAGGGAAAAAATCATGTCTGACGCCAAAGAAACCGAAGAAATTGAGGTTCAGGTTGATGAGCCTGTGGCTCAAACGCCTGATGTTGTTGTTGAAACCGAAGGTAAGCCGGTTATTTCCGCCGAAGATGGTGTGGAAGAACTGCGCCGCCGGCTAGAAGTTGAGCGCAAGGGCCGTGAAGAGGCTGAATATCGCGCTCAACAGGCCACTTCACAGGTCCAGCAGGCCCGTAGTGAGGTGGATAGCTCTAACCTTCAACTTGTTCGCACTGCCATCGACACGATGAAGCGCGAAGGGGATATCCTGAAGGCTAATTACAAGCAGGCGATGGCTGTTGGCGACTTTGATGCTGCCGCCGAGTACCAGGAAGGCATGGCTGACGCCCGCGCCAAGCTGCTTCAGCTTGAAAACGGCATGTCTGCCATGGAAGCGCAGTCAAGGCAGCCTGTTCAGCCGGTGCAGCATGCGGATCCGGTTGAGCAACTGGCATCGCAACTGTCTGCACCGTCTGCTGCGTGGGTTCGGGCCCATCCTGAGTATGCCCGCACGCCTCGCCTGACCCAGAAGATGATCGCAGCGCACAATCTTGTGACCGCTGACGGCATTGCTTCTGACACGCCCGAGTATTTTGCTTCGGTCGAGAAGGTTCTGGGGATTGGCGCCCCGGTAGAACAGGAATCTGCCCTGTCTTCTGCCTCCGCTCCGTCCCAGCGCCGTCCTGCTCCTGCTGCTGCTCCGGTGTCACGCACCGGGACGGCAACTGGCACCCGGCCAAACATCGTGAGGCTCAGTGCCGAAGAGCGTGAAATGGCTACCATGATGGGCATGACGCCCGAGGATTACGCGCGCAACAAGGTCGCCTTGAAGCGCGAAGGCAAGTTGCACTGAGAGGGAAATAGAAAATGGAAGCTCCTATTCGTGGCCGGCGTGGTCGCCCCCGTCGCATTCTTCCCGTTGATGCCGTTGAGGCTGATGCGGAGGTTCTTGAGCAGGTTGCAGAGCCGGTAGGGGAGGCTGCTGTCTCCCGCCCTGCCATGCGCCCTGCCATGCGTGAGGAAGACCCTCGTGCCGCCGCCAGTCGCCGCGCTGCTGAGATTATGCAGCACCTGGGCGGCCTGGATGAAGGCACTGACGACTTCTACGTTGACCCCAGCAAAATCCCTGATGGCTGGAGTTATGAGTGGAAGCGCAAGACCATCTACAACCAGGAAGACCCTGCGTATCAAGTCCAACTGGCCCGCACGGGTTGGGAGGCTGTTCCGGTCAGCCGCCATCCTGAGATGATGCCTGCCAATGGCAACCATCACACCATTGAGCGCAAGGGCATGCAGCTTATGATGCGCCCCAAGGTGATCACTGAGCAGTTCCGCAACATTGACCAGCGCAATGCCAAGGAGCAGGTGAAGTACAAGGAGGCGCAACTTGGTGCTGCCCCCGAGGGTCAATTTGGGCGTGACCACGCCCAGGTAAAGCCGAAAATCAGCAAGGGCTATGAGCCCATGCCAGTCCCGAAGGACTGATTAGTTAAGAAAATCGCGTTTTCTTAACAGAAGGGCAAATCGTGTAAGCGGTTTGCCCTTTTCTTTTACAAAAAACACTGGCAATCATTATTCGCTTGGTCTTATAAGGCCGATATGCCTCTCCCCGGTGTGAGGGGTAAAACAATTTCCTAGTGCTAAATCGCCCCGGCGCGCGATGATGTGCTTTAATAAAGGATCACCGACTGTGCCAAATACAAATGCACCGTATGGTTTCCGGCAGTATCAGGGTGGGGCTGGCGGTGCGCCGTCTTTCGCTCAGACTGCCCGCCGTATTGCTGCTGGCAATACAACCGCAATCTTTTACGGCGACCCCGTAATGCCCGTCACTGGCACTGCCAATGGCTACATTACCCAGGGTTCCCCCGGCACGACTACGCTGGCCGGCATCTTTGTGGGCTGCAAGTATCTGTCCACGAGCCAAAAGCGCACCGTGTTCAGCAACTACTGGCCCGGCTCTGATGCGACCGGCGACGTTGAAGCGTATGTGATTGATGACCCCAACACCCGCTTTGTGGTGCAGGGCAACAGCACGACCTTCAACATTAGTGGCTCGCTCAGCACCTTCACCAGCAGCCCTGTTGGTCAGTATGCTCAGTTCGCCATTGGCACGGGCAACACTGCCACCGGCATTTCGGGCGCATACCTGAACAGCCTGGGCACCACGGTTACCTTCCCGTTTGTTGTGACCGATGTGATCACGCAGCCTCCGGGTGGCCCTGGCACCGACCCGACTTCTGCCTATAACTGGGTGGTTGTCGGCTTCAACAACGAGTGGCTGCGCGCTAACGGCGCTGGCCCGACCGGCATCTCGTAAGGGGAGCATGAACCATGGCTGTTAATCTTTCTGCCATTAAGGATCTTCTCCTGCCCGGCCTTCGCGGTGTCGAAGGCAAGTATGAGATGATCCCGTCGCAGTACGACAAGGTGTTCACCAAGCACGACTCGAAGATGGCCCTCGAGCGTACCGCCGAAATGCGGTATCTGGGCCTCGCGCAGTTGAAGACCGAAGGTGGTCAGACTGCATTTGACTCGGGCGCTGGTGAGCGTTTTGTGTACAACCAGGAACACACCGAAATCGCCCTGGGGTATGCTATCACCCGCAAGGCGATCGACGACAACCTGTACAAGACGCAGTTCCACCCGTCGAACCTGGGCCTGATTGAATCCTTTCAGCAGACCAAGGAAATCTACGGCGCGAACGTGCTGAACACCGCCACGACCTACAATGCGTCGATCGGTGGTGACGGTCAGGCTCTTTGCTCCACGGCCCACCCGATTGACGGTGGCACGGTTGCAAACCGCCCGACGACTGACGTTGACCTGAACGAAGCCACGCTGCTGAACGGCATGATCGCCGTCCGCACGAACTTCAAGGATCAGGCCGGCCTGAAAGTGTTCGCCCGGGCTCGCAAGCTGGTGGTTCCGCCCCAGCTTGAGCCGGTTGCGATCCGCCTGACGAAGACTGAACTGCGTCCTGGTTCTGCCGACAACGATGTCAATGCGATCATGATGACCGCTGGCGGCCTGCCAGAGTCGTACATGGTCAACGACTTCCTCACGTCGAGCCGCGCTTGGTTCCTGCTCACGAACATTGATGGCCTCTCCTACATGGAGCGCATCAAGTTTGAGACGGATATGCAAGTCGATTTCGTTACGGATAACCTGCTGGTGAAGGGCTATGAGCGTTACAGCTTTGGCTACTACAACTGGCGCGCGATCTACGGCTCGTTCCCGACCTAACAACAGAACCGCCCCTCCCCCGCAAGGGGAGGGGTTTTAACTCAAAAGGAGGCTAAAATGGCGGCTACCCACTTTAGCGGCCCGGTTCTGACAGGTGATCTTCAGTCTGGTGAGACTAATGGCCCCAACCAGGGCTATGTGACCCTCATCCAGACTACGGCGATCACTCAAAACAGCACCAATGCCGTTTCGTCTACGCTTTACATTCCGGCTGGCGCGCAGATCATCGACTTCAACATCGACGTTCTGACGGCGTTCAACTCTGCCACTTCTGCGACCTTGAGCATTGGCACTGCCGCTGCTGGCACGCAGTATGTGAGCAGCGTGAACGCCAAGACCGCTGGCCGTGCGTCTATCACCTTCAGCGCCGCGCAGCTTGCTGCGATGTCTGGTGTAACTGTTCTCGGCGCTGCTGCCGCAACGTCAGCGCCGGTTGTTGTTACCGTCACTCCGGTTGGCGCCACCAGCGCCGGCTATGTGGAAGTGACGATCATCTACGCTCAGCAATAAGGAGACACCTCATGAAGGGTCGTAAAAATCGCGCTTCTGGTGGTGGGATGGACTCCCCCAGCATGGGCACTCGTGAATATGAGCAGGATCTCAGCAGCAACCCAGAAAGCCGGGTGAACGCGCCGAAGATCACGAATGCCGCCGAACAGCGCAAGCGTGGTGGTAAGGCCGTTGGCAAGGTGGCTGGTATGGCCGCTAAGATGCACATGGGCCGCAAGCCCCGCAAGGCCGGTGGCCGCGTGGGTGCCGACAGCAGCCCCCTCTCCAGCGCCCACAGCGGTACGCCGGCCAAGGGCCGTCACACCGTGGATATCGACTAAGAGAAACTGGTGGGGGCTTCGGCCCCCATCTTTTCTTTTTAAGGAAGGAGGCTGTGATGGCTGGTGCCTGGACCCGCAAGGAAGGCAAGAGCGCCTCTGGTGGCCTAAATGCAAAAGGCCGCGCGTCATTGCGTGCCGAAGGGCACAACATCAAGCCGCCTGTTTCACGCGAAGCAGCGCAGCATAGTGAGGTTGCTGCCTCGCGCCGGCATAACTTCTGTTCGCGGATGGAGGGGATGCGTAAGCATTTGACTGGCGCCAAGACGGCGCATGATCCAAACAGCAGGATCAACAAGGCCCTGCGGAAGTGGGATTGCAACTGATGAAAAAGGCTTTCTGGGAAAAAGAAGCGCCGAAAGATACTGGCGACAAGCACATGAGCCGGAAGCAGGTGACTGCGGCCAAGGCCAGCGCTCGCGCTGCTGGCAGGCCTTGGCCCAATCTGGTAGATAACGTCACGGCTATGCGCGCTGGACGGAAGAAGGATAAAGCATAATGCCCACTACAGCTTGGTCGATTACCCAGAGTGGTCGTTATGAGCCTTTTGAGCTTCAAGTGGCTCGAGGCCAGATCTCTTGGCATAAGCGCACGTTTCAATTTGGCACCAACACAAATGTTGGGACGGCATTCTCGACCATTTGGGCTGGCGGAAGCTCAGGCCTTTACACATACCCAACTTCGGCCACTGTCCTGAAGATCTCCAGTGCCAGCGCAAGCGATACTGCTGCGGGCACTGGTGCCAGGACGGTTATCGTTTATGGGCTTGATGCCAATTACAACGAAATTTCCGAAACCGTTGCACTAAACGGGCAGACGGCTGTTAACACTGTAAACAGCTATATTCGGTTTAATGAAATGCTGGTTGCGACCGCTGGTTCAGGCGGCACGGCTGCCGGTATTTTGTATGCTGGCGTTGGTGTGGTGACAACTGGCGTTCCGGCAACAATTTATGGGCAGGTTCCGCTTGGATACAACGTATCTGACCAAGCCTTTTGGACGGTCCCTGCCGGCTACACGGCATATCTTACCTCTACCACTTGGACTTCCGCCAACACAACGGCAAACATCATCGTCACTGGTTCGCT